ACCTGAACTACTCCTCGATTTCCTTCCTCACGGCCGGGCTTGCCTGCGGAGAAGAAAACCCAACATGGCTCCACGCCGCAGCAACCGCCGCTTTCAACCCCTCTTCAGGTACTCGGTACTTGCTCATTTTCTCCCCTGCAAAAACTGGTAGAGATCGCTAGACATCACGCGCCAGCATCTATCGCCCAAACGCTTGCCAACAAGGCGCCCCGACCGCAAATAGCCGTAGACGGTTCGCACGTCAAGTTGCAGGTACTCGGCGACTTGTGCGGGCGACATCGGGACATTCGTTGCCATGACACAAAAATACACTTGTCTTCACTAAAATTCAATGCCAAACGCTAGACCCTACGCAAACCCCTGATTCCCTGAATTTTGTGGTTGATTATTCAAATCGAAGGCTAGGTGAACAACCGAGCTTGACCGTGGTGAAGGCCACGTTAAAAAACCGATCCGAAAGGAGTACCCTCATGGCGCGTAAAGCCCACCGCAAGGGTAAGAAGAGCCGCAAGTCTCATCGCGGCTCCAAGCGCGAGAAGTAGTTCTCGCGGAGTCAGGCTAACCTCAACACAACCGGGGCGGTTTCGGCCGCCCCCAACACCTCGGAGATTTCCCATGGAAAAGAATGATCGCGTCAGCGAAGAGACTTTTGGCCCAACCGTTCCGGCCCCCAAGATGATCGGCGGCAAGATCGCGGTCTTCGGCCACCTGGTTCACGATGGCGAGCCGATTCCGTCGCGCGGCTACAGCCCCAACGTGAAGACCGGCCACCCGGCAAACGGGCGCGGAAAGAGCAACTAGCCCATGCCAGCCCCAGCCCCCACAGCCGCCCCTCCGAACTTCTACGACAACATGCCCCCAGGTGGGGATGCTGGCGCGGGCGGACCCGCTCCGAAGAAACCCGGCGGAGAATCCGACGTTTCCGAAGAGATCATGAAGGGCTTCACTGGGATCATGCGTGTGTTGGGCAAAATGGCAAAGTTGAACAAGGAAATCAAGCCCGGCATCGACAAGATCAAGGAAGACATCAAGGTTCTGGTGGTCCAGGGCCTGAAGAAAGACCCCAAGGATTTGGATTCCGGCGAAGACAAAGCGGAACCCGAAGCGGCAACACCACCTCCGCCTCCCGGACCTGGCGGCCCGGCGGCACCCCCAAGCTCCACAGACGAGACGCATTCAGCGTAGAGGAGTAGTGTATGGCAGGCATTCTCGATGATTTGAAGGGCATTCTCAGCCCGGCAGAATTTGAGAAGTTGCAGGGAAACGCTGCAATTGCAACGCGCATTTCTCGTGGCGACGAGTTGCGCTCGTACTATGACGGCGATGAAGTCGTGGGAACCCCCGCAACGCGCACGGGCCCGGCTGGCATGTTTGACCTTTCCTCTGTTGAGCGGATGCTCGACAGCAAGCTCGGCAAGATCAATGAGATCGTCGATGCCCGCGTGCAGGACGTGGTGAAGCAGCGCGGCGACGAACTTTACAACAACGTTCGAGCCGGCGTCCGGAACGACGCTCTGCAACTGGTGAAGATCTACACCCGCCATCAGCAGGCAGCCGGCAAGGATTGGGACGACGCCGAAGAGGTCAAGTTCAACGACTTCCTCAAGGCGAACAACGAGGCGGTGAAGACCGGTGGCGGAAAGCGGTATCAAAACATCACCGAGGCCTACAACGACTACATCGCCCCGGTGGTCACCGAGCGCACCATCGAATCCGAGGTCACCAAGCGGGTTTCCGCCAAGACGGCTGCCGATTCAGGCAGAAACGTCCCCGGCACGACGCCGCCGCCCGCGACCAACTCAAACATCCGGCACTTTATGAAGCGCAACGCAAACGGCGGCGTCGCGGAAACAACCGGCGCGGGTCGCGCAGCGGCGGCGCTCGACAGAATTCAGGCTCGACAACAGGAAATGGCAAGTTAGCAACTTCACACGAGGGAGATAGGCAATGTCCTTAAACATCAACGACATTTCGGCAGTCACGAAGCAGGAGATCGTCCCCGAGATCGTGGACGAATACTACAAGGTATCTCCGGTTTTCGTCCTGATTTTCAAGGGTGAGACGGTCAAGCCTTTCCCTGGCGGCCTCTACATTCAGCAGCCGATTCAGTACGCGCCGCTGAAGGCGGGTCCGTTTGCCCCCGGCTCAACCTTCGACATCTCCTACGTCCAGACGGACACGGCGATGACCTTCGCGGTGAAGTTCTATTACGCGAACGTGACCATCCAGGGGACGCAGCTCCCCATCAATATGGGCTCGAACGCGGTGATGAGCTTTGTCGAAGAGAAGATGATCAATGGCTCTCAGGCGCTGGCCCAGGCCCTTGCCATCGACATCTACAACGACGGTCAAGGCACCGTGTCCTCGCAGATCGCCCTCGACGGCCTGCTTGCCGGATACGACGACGGCACCAACTATCCGACCTACGGCGGTCTGCCGCGCGCCGCGATTGGCTCTGGAGCCTCGACCGGCATCAACGGATACTACCAGAACGTCGGCGGCCCGTTGTCGGTGACCGCTTTGCAGAAGGCTTACGGCCAAGCCACCTTTGGCAACCGCCAGCCGAACCTGATCTCCACCACTCAGTCGATCTACAACCAACTCTACAATAAGTTGGTTCCGGCGCAGCGCGTCAACGACAACATCATGATCGATCAGGCGCAGAACATTGGCTTTACGGCCATCCGGTTCAACAACCAGCGCCTCGTAGTTGACCAGTACGTGCCGACCGGCTACGTCTTCGGCATGAACACCGACTTCCTGAACGTCCACATCTCGGATCACGAGTTGTTTGGCTTTGGATTCACCGGCTTCAAGGAACTGCCGAACTCGGTTGACTCCGCCGGCCAGATCTGCTTCGGTGGCGACATCGTGGTGAGCGCGCCGCGACTCGGCTTTATCCTTAGCGGAATCACTGGCTGACGCTAAGAAAACAAAGGTTTTGCATCGGGCGCAACGGCGCCGGAGGATTTGAAATGGCTCTCCAATACGAATTTCCGGTAGTATCCACCGGCAGCCTGTATACGGCGATCGATACCTACGCGAGCACCATCTCGACGCAGCCGCCGACCAACCTGCCGAGCAATCCCAATGGGGCGCTGAATCCGATTGGCGCCGCGTTCCTGATTGCTCCCGGTTCTTCGCTGTACTCGCCGGCTCAGTATTACCCGAGCGCGAGCGGTTCGCTTAACTCAAACGGCTGGGGCGCGCCGCTGATTGTGCGCTACGTGCGGTACAACTCGACGACCGCGGCGGCCATGCTGGCCTACCCGGCACCCGTCTACTGGACGGATGAAACCTATACGACCGTCACTGGCACCTTCTCTGAAGGCAACGTGGCCGGAACCGGCAACCTGAACTCCCTGGCGGGCTGGCTGCTGCCGAACTTCACTTCGCTTGGCAAAACCGGAGCGGCCTCGACCACGGCACTCAACGGCAACTTCTGCTTCATCGCCACCAAGGGCTTTGTGCCGGCGGCTGCGGTGGTGGCTGCGACCGCCGTGGGCGATGCCCTGGTTGGCGCGGCTGGCAATTTCACCGTGACTCGCACCGCCTCTGGCACGGCTCCGGTGTCTTCGCGCAACGCTCTTGCCCTGACCGCCGTCACCGCCAACGTTACGGCCGACATCTGGATCAACTGCGATCCCACGTTCTAAGGGAGCACTACTATGTCTTTGACGCTCACAAAAGTACCCGATTGCGAACAAAATGCAGGAGTGTCGCAGGTCGAGGTAGTCTATCAGGCGCAACCCGCTACGGCAGACTACCCGTCCGGCGGCTACGTCATTCCCGGCGCGCTGACGACAAGCACTACCTGCATCGGGAACTTCGGTGCGGAATTCACATACTGCGTTGACGTGCAGGGCGGAAATGCGGCGGCTGCACAGTATGTTCCGCTGTTTGTTTTCCCTTCCGGTTCGTTTGGGACGACTCCCGCCCCGGCGACCTCCGTCACCATGCTTGTGGCTCCAGTGGGAGTGGGCGCTGGGTCTCCGCTGGGTCTCGGAGCGGTGTCTTCCGCAAAATCTACGACTATTGGCGTGACTGGATCTCCCACTAGTTTGGTCACAGTGGCCATCGCCAACAGCCTCAAGGCTGGCCAGTTTGTCTACCTGAACAACTTCACGGCTGGCGGCGCCTTAAATGGTTCAATTGTGCAGGTTGTTTCGGCAACCTCTACCGGCTTCACCGCCTACGCCCCTGGAGCGGCCAACATCACGGCTGCCACTGCGGATACTACGGGCACCTATCAGCTAATCCAGGCAGGTACGGGCAACAACCTGACCACTGGAACAGCGGCGACGATCACCAACTCGGCAGCTACCTCGGCAAGTCCTTCTGTTATGACGATCACTTGTGCGAATACATTCTCGCCCGGACAGTTCGTTGTTCTTCAGGGATTGACGACAAATACGGCGCTGAATGGCGTTATCGCCCAAATTCTGACCTCTTCCACCTCGCAGTTCACGGCGCAGTGGTACTACACGGGAAGTGCTCTGACAAGTGCGGCAGACACCGGCACCGCTTCCTTGCTTGTGACGGCTGGAAATGCTCCGGTTACGGCGCAACTCGCGACCGGAACCAGCACTCTATCCGCATCAACTGCATCATCGGCCGGCACGGCTGGCATTGTAACGCTTACCGCTCCAAACAGTCTGAATGTCGGAAACATCTTCGTGCTTTCCGATGTAGGCGGACAACTTGCCATACAGAGCGGGAGCACATTCGTTGTCAGTTCGATCACGACTTTGAACTCCGTTTTTGTGGCAAACCACTTGGCTACCACGATTGGAAGTGCCGCCGATGTGCATGTGGTGGCCTCTCTGCTCGTCACCGGAACTCCGACCACGACACCGCAGGTTGCCGTTGGAACTGACCTCAGTGGATGCACATGGTTCCTGGACTTCCTGAACAGCGGAATTTAATCCGCCGGTCGGTCAACGACACAAAGGCCTTGCCGACACTGGCAGGGCCTTTTGCTTAGAGATGAGGGTATAATCACGGCATGGAAGACCATTCTCGCTTGATTATCGCCAACCCGGACCACGTTTGCGTTGTATGTGGGGCTCACTTTATTCCATCTAATCCGCACAAAAAGAGGGCACAAACTACATGTGGACGCGCGTGCGGAGCTAAAAAAAGGAGCATGGCAGATAAGCGTTCTGTGTCTTGGAATTGTTTGCATTGCGGAAAAGAGAAAAGCAGCCGGCCCAGCGAGGTTAGGACGTTTTGCTCGAATGAGTGTCACATTAAGCATCGCATCGAAGGGAAGGTTCCTAGATCCCCCAAGAAGAACCCACTCAGAATCAAATGGGTGTGTGAGGGGTGCGGAAAAGAAAAATCCACCATTCCGAGCAAAAGAAAAAAGTATTGTTCTCGTCAATGTGGAGGTTGGGAAAAACTCCCGATTGGCAGTGTCAGGCTAAATCTTACAGGGTATCGTGAGATAAAAATAAGCGAAACAAGATGGAGAGCAGAGCACATTTTAGTCGCCGAGCAAGAGATGGGCAGGCCTTTAGGTCCAAAAGAATTAGTGCATCACAGAAACGGGAACAAATCAGATAATCGGTGGGAAAACTTGCAGGTGATGCCGAAATCAGCGCACGCGCGATTACACCAACACGCAGAGTGGGTAGGGTTGTCTATGATCGCTCAACAAACCGCACTTCCTATGCTTGCCGGAGAATGGATTCACCCCATAGAAGGATGCGAGGTGTAGTGTGGCGACTGGACCTGTTCTAATTCCGCAACAAGTTCAGCCCAATGTGGGCGTACTTCCGTTCGTGCAACAACAGGCGTTTGGGCAGATGATCGGCACCTGTAGTGCCTATAACCCCAATTGCTTGGCTCAACTTCCAGAGTGGATAAACGAGCAGGCGAGAGTGGTGTATTCTCGAAAAACATGGTACGGTCTATTTACTAAAGGACAAATCATCTGCCCTAATTCAGTAAGTGGCGGAACAGCTACGGTCACCTTCAATTCAAACACCATTCAAGGAAACGGAACCACTTGGGATACTAACCTCATTGGCCGTCAGTTTCGCGCCGGCCTCAATACGCCAATATACACGATCACCGGGGTAGACCCGTTTGCGCAAGTGATTACCATCGAACTTCCATGGGGAGGTCCGTTTGCTCCGGGGCAGACCACGCAAACGACCGGATACTACATTGTTCAGGCCTACTACAGCTTTGGTCCAAACATCAAGTACATCAAGACCTGTGTGAACATGCAAATGGGTTTCAAGTTGTGGACGAACTTGACGCAGGACTACATCGACAATCGCGACCCATGGCGCATCCAAGTGAATTTTCCTTGGGGTATCGCGCCACTTCCCCCAGATCCGAATGGAAACTATCTTGTTGAATTGTGGCCGTATCCGTTTACGCAACAGGCGATGCCTTTTTGCGCTTACACGCAGCCGCCAAATCTCATAAACGACGGCGATAGCCTACCGCCTTACATCCGCTGCGATGTGATAAACAACGCTGTCATTGCGCGCGCACTGCGCTATAAGCCGAAACAAAACCCGGCTTACGACCCACAGACAGCACTTGCCGTTGCGGCCGATTTTGACAGAAAATATGAGGTTGGATTGTTGGACATGGCCAACGAGGACGAGAACCTCTACCGCACATCGTCCACCATTCAAGGAGAAGACCTACCGTTTTACACTCCAGGTGGAGCAATGTATGACGCTCAACATGCCGTAATGTCCGGCGGCGGCGCAAACGATTGGTAGTAGAATTGGATACGATATGACGAAATGTGAGCAGTGCGGAACAGTGGTTTACCGGAGGCGCCTGAAGCTAGAGGAGCCGAACAAGGGGAAGTTCCTGGGCTTCGATTGCGGCTGCCTGGCGGCGGATCGGGTGCCGAGAAGCACGGCGAATTGCTTCGATTTGACCCTGGATCACGTCTACGACGAATTTGGGAAAAAGCTACACGTCGAGTCAATCCGGCAACTTTCAGCGGCGGAGAAGCGCCTTGGATTCCAGCACGTCGTATTGAACCAAGACGCGCAGAACTGGGATGATGCCCCACAGCAACGGCCGATTACGGTCGCCGACGTGCATAAGTTCAAGTTCAGTACCAGGGAAAAGTACGCCCGGAGGTTCGCATGAAGCACCCATCAGAACAGGTTACCGACGTTTTCCGCCGCCGCAATTACGGCAAGGTCGAGGCCTGCGACAACACGAAGTCGGCCACCGAAAGCAACTTCTACATCGACCGCTCGCGCCTGGGCGTGCATGAGGAATACGACCCCGAGGCCAAGAACGATTGGGGCGGGACAGGGGCGTTTGTCAAGAAGCCGAATGACATCCGTCTGAACGCTGTGGCCGCCATGGGCGACTTGCGCGCCAAGTCGAGCTACGCAAGCGTCG